TGCCATTTACCACGAGGCACGCGGTGAACCTGTAGAGGGTCAGCATGCAGTTGGGCATGTGATCTTAAATCGAGTCAACAGTGTTTACTACCCGTCAACAGTTTGCGACGTGGTCAAACAAGGGCGTTACTGGCGCCACGTACCACTGCGACATCAATGTCAATTCAGCTTTTGGTGTGACGGTAAGCCTGAGGTCATCAAAGACAAACAGGCTTTTGGCTCCGCCGTTATTCTCTCCCTGGGCATCATGAACAACTGGATACCAGACCCAACCGACGGCGCAACTCATTACCACGCTACCTGGGTAAATCCTGACTGGACATTGACCATGACCCCAACAACACGGGTCAAGAATCATATTTTTTACCGACAATGATAATTTCTTATAAAAACAACTTTGCGCTTATTGCCATCCCCAAGTGCGGAACCCACTCTGTCGAACCAGCCGTGCGGATGTCAGGCATTCTCGATCCATCCATCGATATCTGCACTTTCCTTTATCCGTCTTATGATGAATTAAATTTTGAACATATCCGTCTTCAACATGAAAAAATCTCACCCAATATATCTGTTCAATCCTTGTCTCAAATGCTTCCCCAAAACAATGTTACGTCTCTGTGTCACCTCTCTTGGAATGACCTGCTAGAGAAAAAGCTAGTTAATGAAAATATGAAGTGCATCGCCGTGGTGAGACACCCAGTGGATCGTTTTTTATCCGTCGTGTCTTATGCGCTTTTTGATGAACAGGGACAGCCCTGGGACATCAAAACAAATCATGCTATGGGTGAAGGCGGGAAAGGTATTTACAACGGCTTCTGGGATAACTTTTATAGCTCTGTTGGGACGACCGATCAGCCCCTGCCGTATTCATCTGTATTCATGAGAAAACAAACCAGCTTCCTGAATGATGATCCAACGGTTTATAAGATAGAGAACCTTGCACCAAGGATCACGGAACTGATCGAAAGTTTCGGAGGTAAAGCCCCGCCTATAGGCCACAAAAATAAATCAAAACCCCGCCCCGACAATGACAGGCTTTTAACGAAAGACCGACAGCAACAACTTTTAGACTTCTATAAGGATGATTTCATCCTGTGGGAAAAAGCAACATAAACCAACCGTGGAGACCCCAATGAAAACCAATCCAAAGTTAGATGATATAGATATTCATGTTGAGCCAATGCCTCCCCAGTGGCAGGCCGTCGATACCGAAGAACCAGAAGACAAGTTTATTACCCGAGAAGAATGGGACGTGATTTTTCGTTCTATGCTCAAGGGAGCCGTTATCGCCGTAATTGTAGGCGTAGCGTCCGCCCTAATCGTCGTAGAGCTCTTTCTACATTTACTGGGGGTGATATGAATACATCCGACAAAAAGATCCTTACAGGGCTTTTCAGCGCCGTGGTGCTTCATGCGCTTTTTGATAAAAACAGAAACTCAATCTGTGATCATCCAGAAAGTGCCGCTGAAGAATGCGTGAGAATCGCAAAAATTTTTGTCGAAAAACTTGGACAAGAATTCGAGTGCATTGATGAGGGGTAACAAACAATGGGTGCTATGGAACGGAAAACGGTACATGCTGATTGTGTCTGTGATGCGGCGTCATGGTCCAAGGACCACGGGACTGTCTGTGAAACGCCTGACTTCGATGATGCCCTCGGTGTCTGTTTCAACTGTGGTCATGATAAGCGATGTCACAAAGACTACTGGGAGCTTTTCGGAGAAAAGGGTTGATACTTGGACTCTGGAGTTTTGAGGCTGTAACACCACTGTATACACCACTGTATACACCACTTAAATTTGGTGTAACAGGTGTAACAGGGCTGAATGCCCCGTAATACCTGGCTTTATGGCATTACTGCATACACTGGTGATACGGTGAAACACTAAAACTAAAGTTATTGAAAAAAAACTTTTTTATTTTTTTTATTTCGTCAGAACTTTAGTTTTGGTGTTACAGGTGTTACATCGTAGGTATTATAAGGGCTGTAGCGTATACACTACTGTATACACTACTTATAATTTGGTGTATCAGTGTATCAGTAAAATAGAAAAGTACGGGGTGCGCGCGCGAGCTCATTTTAGAAAAAAATATTTTTATTTTTCAAGAACTTTAGTAATGGTGTAACACTGTTTTTATTGTGTGGTAAGTTAAAAACCGCCCAGTACAGAAAAATAACAAAAAATATAAGTAAGTAGCAAAATAGAAAAAAATTGCCGTAACAGGTGTAACAGGTGTAACAGTCTGGAGAGATAGATGGGCAAGGAACTGAAAATACAACGATTAGCCAGCGGCAGATCGAAATACCCGTTTAAGTCGATGATCATCGGCGATTATTTTATTCTGCACAGTGCGGCAGATGCACAGCGTGCCAGGAGTGCGGCAACTTTTCACTGTAAGCGCCAGGCAGGCAAATATTTTGAAGTCAAGGAAACTGGTTGGCACCAGTGGACCTGCAAGAGGGTGCATTGATGAAAAAAGGAAGTGAACAGTTGCGCGACATTTTAAACACTGTCCCGCTGAAACGAAATAATATGGAACAACGATTGAAACAGAAGGTGAAGCCATTGAAGGAACAGAGAAAGATTGTCACGCCGAAAGAGTGGAAGTTTATCCAGGAGCTGATCACAGGCGATGGCAGGTGCACAATGAAGGAGGCGGCAATCAGAGCTGGATATGCTCCAGACAAAGCAGGACACGTTGCAAATAGACTGACTGATCCAAAACGAAGTCCGCATGTTGTCGCGGCAATCCAGGAATATAGGCGGGAGCTTGCTGATCAGTATGGCACTACTTTCGAGAGGCACATGCGAGACCTGCAAGCAATACGCGATGCCGCCCTGGATGCTGGCAACTATGGCGCGGCAGTCACGGCAGAGTATCGACGTGGGCAGGCGCTGGGCACAATCTATGTAGACCGCAAAGAGATCAGACATGGCACCATTGATTCCATGAGCAAGGAAGAGGTCAGGCGTAAGCTGGAAGAGCTCCAGCAATTGTATGGTGGACCGCCGCCCAAACAAATCATTGACATGACGCCTGAGGAATTGAGCGAGAAGCAGGCACTTGAGCAGATTGAATATCAACCGACAATCATTGAGGAGATGCGCGATGGCGAAGGGACCGGAATCACGCTTGTACCAGAGAGTGAAGGAGAACTTGCCGAGAGCGGCGATCACGAGGCTGGAGAGTCGAGTGGGTCTTGGGATTCCGGACTGCCTGATAGCCCTCGAGAAGGACTGTTGGGTGATGATGGAACTGAAAGTGGTGAAGAGTGGGAAGAAGGTGAAGATGAGTCCGCACCAGATAGCCTTTCAACTGAAGCATGCCGCCCTAGGGATGCCGACATACATCCTGGTGCATCACCAGAAGACGGGGACGACGAGACCTGCTGACGGTCGTCTCCTGCTCTACCATGGGTCGCAAGCTGAGGAGGTATTCAGGCTTGGCATTGACGCCAATCCCCTGGATAGCTGGCGCCTGGACGCTGTGTTGTGGGATATGCTTCGCTATCGACTGGCGGGGTTTGAGTAGCCATTTTGCGCCACTTATCCCCACTACGTCCCACTGAATTACCACAACGCGCTGAGAGCCCCTCAGAGCCGATATAAGGCGCTATTGAAGCAAGTAGGTGGATGGCTACACTTGAAGGGAGAAAGTTGCTTAAACCGGAAAAGAGGGGTCACGCGGGGCACCCCCCGGTTTTTGGGGGCTTGCGGCACGCGGCCCAGGGCGAGTGGGCCATGGTCGGAGGGCCAAGATGCGTAAGTCATTGATTTTATTGGAATCGTTATTTCCGGTAATTGATATTACCGGAAATAGCAAGGTACCCTAAGGCCATTTTGGTTCATTTTGTACGTTTTTCGTACAACGCACCCGGTTTTTTGCCGCCCTGGCGGCGATGCCAGTGGCTTTAGCTAGATTTCGCAAAAATAATCCGGCCTGAAACGAAAATGGCTAATGTTCCATGTGAAACATAACTTGAAACCCACCCCCTTTATCTGGAGAATCGAATCCTGAAAAAATTTTTGCAAAAAATATTTTAAATGCACTTAGTCAAAGACGACATTGAAGCAGAAAGATTGCGCCTTGAATTACGCCTTGCGATGCTTGAGGCTCAAGAAGGTGCCCAAGATAGCTTTTTACAATTTGCCAAATACGTTTGGCCCGAGGCAATCCTTTCTAGCCATCACGAAAAGATGGCGGCGGCGTTTGATCGTATCGCCGACGGCACTTTAAAGCGTTTAATTGTCAACATGCCGCCCCGTCACACTAAATCTGAATTTGCATCTTACTTGCTTCCGGCGTTTATGATGGGCCGTGATCCAATGCGCAAGGTGATACAGGCTACGCATACTGGCGAACTGGCTGTTCGATTTGGCAGGAAGGTTCGTAACTTGATGGACCTTGATCGTTACAAGGACGTGTTTCCAGAATGCACCTTGAAAGCCGACTCAAAAGCCGCTGGTCGCTGGGACACGAGCGAAGGTGGGGAATACTTTGCTGTTGGTGTAGGCGGTGCGATGACGGGTCGTGGTGCTGACCTGTTAATCATTGACGATCCGCACTCGGAGCAGGATGCCCTGTCGGCATTGGCATTGGATAATGCGTGGGAGTGGTATACCTCTGGTCCTCGGTCTCGTTTACAACCTGGCGGTTCTGTTGTGATCGTGATGACCCGTTGGGGGACCAAGGATCTTACGGCTAGGTTGTTAAAAGCCCAGTCTAGTCACAATGCCGACCAGTGGGAAGTGATTGAGTTTCCGGCAATCTTTGACGAAGACACGGAGGACGAAAGACCACTGTGGCCTTCCTTCTGGAAACTTGACGAGCTCAAGGCAGTGAAAGCATCGTTGTCCGTTCAAAAATGGAACGCGATGTATCAGCAAAGACCCACGGCGGATGAGGGTGCAATCCTGAAACGTGAGTGGTGGCGACGTTGGGACAAGGAACATACCCCTCGACTCGATTACATTATTCAATCTTACGATACTGCCTACAGTAAAAAAGAGACTGCCGACTTTAGTGCGATTACAACGTGGGGCGTGTTTACGCCTGACGATGATGCGATGCCGTGTTTAATGTTGGTTGATATGCGAAAGGGTCGATGGGACTTTCCTGACTTAAAACGGTTAGCGAAAGAGCAGTACGACTATTGGCAACCTGATAACGTATTGATCGAGGCCAAAGCGACAGGGATCACGCTTCAACAGGAACTGCGTCGTCTTGGTGTTCCTGTGACCATGTATTCACCAGGCGGTCGTCGTGCAGGCCAGGACAAAGTGTCAAGGGCCAACTCTGTTGCTCCGGTGCTTGAGGCTGGAATGGTCTGGGCTCCTGAGACGGATTGGGCGGACGAAGTGATCGAGGAATGTGCGTCGTTTCCCAATGGCGACAACGATGACTTGGTTGATAGCACGACACAGGCTCTCATGAGATTCAGAGCAGGCAATTTCATCAGCCTTGAATCAGACGAGGACGATGAGCCTACCGACCATGCAGGAGTTGTCCCCGAGTATTATTAGCCTTACAATGCGGGGATGATAACCCTGTACAGGTGACCACTATGGCAATGTCAGCCCGCGAACTTTTAGCCAACCTTCCTCTCCAACTGGCTAAGGGTGGTAGCGCAAATAAAAAACAACTTCTCGCCGCAGAGAAAAAATACCTAGCCAATCCAGACAAACGAACTGGCGCTCAGCTTTATAACATGATGCTTGAGCAGGGTGTCGATGTGAATGACTTGCTGAATGCGGGCGTAAAGCAGTCTACTATCGATCAGGTGTTCACGGCCCAAGGGCCAGTGCCCATGGAACAGTTTACTGCGCCGACCACGGCAGAATCTTCGTTGGCTGGGCTAGAAGCGCAAGAGCGTGAAAGAGCCATTGCCCGTGGACAATCACTGGTGAATAAATTACAGCAGGGCGGTGTTGATGCGGAAGAGCGTCGCAGGTTACAGAGAGCGGCGACGCAGTACGGTGTTACGTTTGAAGACATGATTAGAGCGGGCATTGACCCAAGTATTTTGTTTGATGTGCAGTTAAAGCAAACACCGAAAGGACCCCAAGAGACAACAGGCACAACAGGCACAACAGGCACGGTTTACACCCCTGGTGCGGTTGACCCAAGAGGACCAGGTATAGATCAAGCGTTTCGTGACTCACCAGTCAGGGAACGGATTCCTGGCACCGATGAGTTTGACCCGATGACAGGTTCACCCACAGGTTATAGGTACACCCCGGCGGCGCGTCTGACTCCTGCTACAGGCTCAGGCCTAAGTTGGACCCCGCCGGTGGTGACCAGCAGGCCAAGGCAGTTATTGGACGTAGGGGGAGGCTATCAACAGTCATATTCTCAACGGTATGCCAAAGGCCGTACTGAGCAAGACAGGGCGCTGATGGAGGCGTTCGAAAAGTCCGGTAGACCGTATAACTATGCTGAGTACACCTACTGGCGCAATCGTCTTCGTGCTAATGATTTTGGGGGACTACAGGATGTCCCGCTGAATAAGGAAGGCTTTAATGCCGCATTTAATACGTGGAATGAAAGCACTTCAGCCCCGTCAAGTAGCGCCATGACGAGTAGCGACCAGAACACCGTCGCAGGCACAAATCAATCTCCTTACAATTTTTATTCAAATGATTATGGACCCTTACCAAGTTATCTTAGTGGAACCAATGCTGAGTTAGCGGGACAAGACCCAACAGCTTCTTTCTCCAGAATGCCCAGCGCCACTCCGATAACCGTAGGAGGGGCGAGGATGTTTAACGATGGTGGTTTTGTAAAAAAACCTGAGGGGGTAGTTGAGGAATCAGCTACCCCAGAAACCGAAAGCGCACAGATGCTGAATCGGATTACTGCGGGGAGCTCTCCCACTGCTGACTACCCTCTGACCGAGGAAGGCACGGTAGATTGGTCTCAGCGCCAGTCACCAGCCAGCCAGTTTCTTTCCTGGCTTACCACTGGCGGAGAACGTCAAGCCCGATACTTGACTGAAAATCAAAATAAAAGTCCTATCTGGGACAGCCCCGCTCAAATCATGCGAGAAGCGCCCGTGGAGCGACGGGAGCTACCCCGAGATGATGTCCCTGATTCTGTGGGCCAAGCCAAGGACATGCTAGAAAAACTTATAGGTGTTGGGGAAGCTGGCTTAACCGCAGGAACTGCAATAATGAGTTCTGTTCCCTCTGGATTGAAGGGTATCTACGACTTCGCAGGAACCCAGGGTTCTTTTTATGATCGTTTGAAGAAAATGACCGAAACCATTGAAGGTCAAATGGGAACAACGACTTACCTACCAAGAACCGAGGCAGGTAAAGAATACCTTGGAAACCTTGCCATGCTTGCCGCTCCTTCTGAGTACGTCAGAGATAAAACAATGGAGTATACAGGCAATCCATATATGGCGACTGCGGCAGAGATGGTCTATGACCCGCTGAACTTTATCCCCGGTCTGAAGACAGTGGGGGCGATGGCTGGTGTAGCAAAAATGGCGCCTAAATTTAAATTCAATCCGGGCACTGTAACACGAGTCAAAGACCTACCAGAGACCGATATTCCCCAACTTGAGGTGGACTTTAAACGTCACCAATCTGACATTGGTAGCCCAGAACAACTGATTCAGCTTGCCAATACTGTTAATCCAGAGTTTCAGAACTTATTAACCAACATTGCAACTGAAGTCGGCGTTGACTACAAGGCTGGCCCCGTCAAGAAGTTGAATAGCATTAGCGACAAGTTAGTCCGCAAGGATATGGCACCTGACGAAATAGCAGATTCTATTCGTGGGACCATGCTGGTCAATACAAATGAGCAAGCAGAGCAGGTAATATCCAGCCTTTCAAAAAGCCAGGCGATAATAGACGAGGGCTGGAAAAGGTTACCAGGCAACGGCTATTTTGATCGCAAGGTTTCTATCCAATACGTTGGACCAAACGGCGAAAAAGTTTTGGGTGAATTACAGCTCATGACCCCAGACATGTTACGAGCAAAGGACAAGCCTGGCGGAGGCCACGATCTATACGCAATTGAAAGGAATTATGAAAAACTTTATGGAAGGGAAAACATAGAGCAAAAAATGCCTCCAAGCGAAGTAATGGCATACAGGCAAGTTAAAGAAGATCAACTTAAAACCTATAACCAGGTGGCAGACAGGGCGGATCCAGCAATACAAAGAGAAATGGGATACCAGCCCGTATCTGATTCTGCTCGGATGTTAAGCGAGATAGACAAAAAAGCAGATGGGCAAGGTAGTATTGACGCGATAAGTTCACCTCTTAGAGCGGCAAAGATGTTGGATGAATTTGACGTGGCTGACGCAAGTCCTCTGTTGTCTAAAGCAGAAGCAACTAACATAAACAAAAGTGTAGGTCGAAATAAAGACAAACAAGAAATTGCTCAACAGACAGCATTAGAC